GCGTAATTTGAGCAACCTCAAGTAGAGTTAAAAAGTCTGTATTTTTAGCTTGCATAATTGTACTAAGTATGATTTAATGTAATTATTAGTATAACATAGGCAGATTATGAAAGCATTGAGTGTAAAACAACCGTTTGCTTTTCTGATTGGCAATTGTGAAAAATCAATCGAACTGAGAAGCTGGAAGACAGACTATCGCGGTGATTTGTTGATTTGTGCATCTAAGTCAGAGAAAGACGCGTGGGTTATTTGGGGTGATGAAACCCATCAACTGCCTGCCGGTGTGATGATGTGCGTCGCTGAATTGGTAGATGTTCGTCCTGCCACGCCTGAAGATGCCGAAGATGCTTGCGTGAATGAAATTGAAGAGGGTGTCTATGCGTGGGTGCTGGACAACATCCGTCATGTCAGCTTAAAGAAGGTAAACGGCAGGCTTCGGTTGTTTGATGTTGATGATGATTTGATAGAGTTTTCAGATGGTGCGTTTTTTGATGAGGCGCGTCATTTTGAAACAGGTAGGCCTTTTACTGAAAAAAGTATTTGGCTTAAATATGAGTAAACCCGCCGAAAGGCGGTTTTTTATTGGAGATTAGAATGGCTAAAGCAAAAGGCAATTCTTATATTGCAAGCGGAGGTAACCGAAATAACTCTTTTGGCCGTGTCGGTTCGTTGGGTTATGGGGCACTTCGTAACACAATTTCTCGCCGTGAGGCTTCAAACCTCGCGCGTCGTAAGTCCATCGGCGGCAAAGGCGGTTAATTATGTCGAATATCCTGTTTGAGACAGTTAAGACGGCAAGCAGGATTTCGGACAGTTGTATTGTGTGCTTTTCGGGCGGCAAAGACAGCATAGTAACGCTGGATTTGTGCGCCCGTTACTTTAAGCGCATCCATGTTGTATTTATGTACTCTGTGCCGGGATTGAGTTTTCAAGAGGCAAATTTGCGATGGTATGAGGAAAAATACGGCATTGAGATTGAGCGCATCCCGCATTTTATGATTTCGGAGTGGATGCGGTATGGCATTTTCCGGAAAGAAGATTACTCTGTCCCAATTGTGAAGCCGCTTGATGTTTATCAATATCTGCGCCTGTCATCTGATGTGTGGTGGATTGCTGCGGGCGAACGAATTGCAGACAGTATTGTCCGTCGCGCCATGATTAAAAACAGCGGTAGCATTAATGATAAGCGCGGGCGGATATACCCGGTGGCGCATTGGAATAAAGTGGAAGTGATGCGCTATATCCAACATCACAGATTAAAGCTTTCGCCCGAAAGTGCCGTATTGGGGCATTCTTTCCGTTCGCTTGAACCGTCTGAAATGGCCTTGCTGAAAAAGCACTATCCTGCTGATTACAAGAAAGTGGCGGAATGGTATCCGTTTGTCGAAGCGGCTGTAAGAAACTACGAGATGAATCATGAAGAAAACGTCATTGCAAAAGTTTGAGATGGTAACTGTCCATCGAAGCCAATTGCATGAGCACCCGAAAAATCCGCGTGTAATCGCAGATGGCGCAAAGAAGAAGTTGAAAGACAAAATGCGTCAGGTCGGATTGATTCAGCCGATCACGGTCAATCAGCGTGAAGACGGTACGATGTATATCTTAGGCGGCCATCAACGTTTAGGCGTGATGGATAGCTTAGAGAATTACAAAGACGGCAAAAACGATTATGAGCTTGATGTTGCACTTGTGAGAATTAGTGAGACTGAAGAGCTTGAAATGCTGGTTTTTCTGAATAACCCGTCTGCGCAGGGCGGATGGGATACGGAATTACTGGCAGAGCTAAACCAAGATTTTGGCGTGGACTTCGGCGATATGGGTTTTGACAAGCTCGATGTCGATTTGCTGTTTGACGGCGATGCGCGGTTTAGCGATATGTTTCAAGACAACACGGAAATATCCGAAACAAAAGATGCACTGCGTGAGATAAAAGAACATCGCAAAGAATCCACTGAAAAACTGAAAGAGCGCAACAGCGCAGAGATATACACGGTCATCGTCTTTAAGGATGAGAAGGAAAAGGAAGAGTGTATGAAGCTGTTGCATTATCCGAAGTATGAACACTATATCAGCGGCAGTGCGGTCATTGAGGCGGTAGGGAAATGAGTGAAAAAAATAAAGGCGGCAGACCGGCATTTGCTTTTAATGATGAGCAAATTATTCAAATCGAGGCATTGGGTGCCGTTTTGTCTCTTGCACAGATAGCGGATTATTTCGGCATAGCCCTTAACACATTTCATGCGGCTTGCGAGAGGCAACCAGAGGTTCTTGAGAGATATAAAAGAGGTCAGGCAAAGGCTATTGGTTCTGTTGCCCAGAACTTGTTAATGCAGGCACGCGAAGGGAATTTGACGGCGGCAATCTTCTACCTGAAAACCCGTGCCGGATGGCGTGAAACGCAGGTCGTTGATAATGTGTCGTCCGACGGCAGCATGACACCGCCGCGCGAAGTGCAAATGACAAAAGAAGATTTGCAGGACGCATTGTCCGAAGCATTGAAAGAAATTGCAAAATGACATACACAGCGGCGGAAAAACAAGAGGCATTGCGCATAGCTTCGCGGAATAACTTGTTTTACTTCACGCTGAATATGTTTTACCAACGGCGCGGCTATCCATGGATGGTGGCACGGCATCACGCCCTAATTTGCGATGCGCTTGAGCGTGTTTTCAACGGCGAAACGAAACGTCTGATTATCAACATTCCGCCGCGTTACTCGAAAACGGAAATCGCGGTGGTGAACTTTATCGCGTGGGCGATGGGGCGCGTGCCGGATTGCGAGTTTATCCACGCGAGCTATTCCGCGACACTGGCGGTCAATAATTCCGTGCAGATTCGGAATTTAGTGCAACATGATGAATATCGGGCAATATTCCCCGATTTCGCGCTTGCGAGCGAGAGCAGCCATCATTGGAAGACGACCGCGGGCGGCGTGATGTATGCGACAGGCACGGGCGGCACGATTACCGGCTTCGGCGCGGGCAAACACCGCGAGGGATTCGGCGGTGCAATCATACTGGACGATTTGCACAAGGCCGATGAAGCGCGAAGCGAGGTCAGGCGGCAAAACGTTATCGACTGGTTTCAAAATACACTGGAATCACGGAAAAACAGCCCCGATACGCCGATTGTCGTGATTATGCAAAGGTTGCATGAAAACGATATTGCGGGCTGGCTGCTTGATGGCGGCAACGGCGAAGAATGGGAGCACTTGTGCTTACCTGCGATTGAAGACGACGGCACGGCCTTATGGCCTGAAAAACATGATATTGAGACCTTGAGGCGTATGGAACAGGCCGCGCCGTATGTCTTCGCCGGGCAGTATTTGCAAAGGCCTGCGCCGCCTGACGGTGGTACGTTCAAGCCTGACAATCTGCAATTTGTGAAAGCCCTGCCCGCAGGGAATATCCGATGGATCCGCGCGTGGGATTTGGCTTCGACCGCAAACGACGGCGATTACACCGCAGGCGGCAGGTTGGGCGTTACCGAAGACGGGCGGTACATCATCGCCAACATTGTGCGCGGCCAATATGGTGCAGACGAAAGGGACAGGATATTGCGCAATACGGCGCAGAAAGACGGCGTGAAAACGAAAATATCCATCCCGCAAGACCCCGGACAGGCGGGTAAATCGCAAACCCTGTATCTAACCCGCCAGTTGGCGGGTTTTTCTGTAACCTCAAGCCCCGAATCGGGCGACAAGGTTACACGCGCCGAGCCGTTCGCGGCGCAGGTCAATATCGGCAATGTGATGGTGTTGGATGACGGTACATGGGATGCGGACGCGCTGATTGCGGAAATGCGGATGTTTCCGAACGGGCAGTATGACGACCAAATAGACTGTTTGAGTCGGGCATTTAACGAATTGATGGTCAAGCGTGGAGAGTTGGCGCGCGTCGGCTTCAGGCTGTGAGGCCGTCTGAAAGGTGTGATTTATGGGTGTTTCAAGCAAAACCGCCGCTGTGGCCAAGATGCACGGCCACGGCGTGATGATTGACGCGCTGTTGGGCGGTACGGAGGCAATGCGGGCGGCGGGTAAGGCGTATCTTCCGCAATGGCCGCAGGAGGAAGACGACGGCTATCAGACGCGGCTGGGTACGTCCACGCTGCTGCCGGTTCTAAAGGAAACCATCGGGCAGATGGTCGGGCGGGTTTTCTTCCGCGATATAGGCACGGATAAGGTTTCAGACGGCCTGAAAGACTACCTGCAAAACTTTGACCTGCAAAACAACGCCCTGAATGTGTTTTGTGCCGCATGGTTTGCCGATGCGCTGGCCAAGGGTGCCAGTTATGTGCTGGTGGACTACCCGGACGGCAAGGCAAGGACGAAGGCGGAGGAAAAGGCATTGGGCTTGCGGCCTTATGCGGTTTTCGTGCGCAATTCTGATGTACTGGGCTTCCGTTATGAGATGCGTCAGGGTCGGCCGGTGTGTACGCAGTTCCGATACCGCCAGGCGGTTACGGAATATGACGGCGATTTCGGCGAACGGACGGTAGAGCAAATCAATGTACATGAGGCAGGCCGCGTCAGGCGTTACCGCATGGACAAAGACGGCAAGTGGTTGATTCACAGTGAGGCCGACCAGTCGCGCAACGGCGAGCCGCTGGGGTTTGTCCCGGTGGTTGATTTGGTGTTGGAAAAGACGGGCTTTTTTGCAGGCCGTCCGCCGTTGATGGAGCTTGCCTATTTGAATGTGAAGCATTGGCAGAGCCAGTCCGACCAAGACAATATTGTGCATTATGTGCGCGTCCCGTTGTTGCAGTATCGCGGCAGCGAGGATGTGCAGAATGTGGTGGCCGCTGCGGGCAATATGATAAGCGTCGGCGCAGACGGCGAGTTGAATTACGTCGAGCATTCGGGGGCGGCCATTTCCGCAGGCGTTACGGCAATCGAGAAGCTGGAAACGGACATGCAGGCGGCCGGCGCGAAGCTGCTGACGCGAACCAAGCTGGCCTTGACCGAGAGTCAGGCGCGTGATGAGGCGGGGCGTGAAATCAGCCTGCTGCGCCATTACGCCAACCTGTTGGAAGACGCAATCGGCCGCGTGCTGGACATGATGGCGGCGTGGCACGGGTTGGATGACGGCGGCGCGGTGGAAATATCGGGCAGCATAGACGATAACGGCAACCCCGAATCGAGCGTGGACGTGCTGGTACGCATGAACGCGGCGGGCGTTTTGAGCAATGAAACGTTGTTCGAGGAGGCCAAACGGCGCGGCCTGCTGTCGGATTATCTGAAATGGGAAGACGAGGCGGCACGGCTGGACAGCCAGTCGGCGGCGGGGTTGGACTTTAGCGGCAAGCGGAACGAAGAAAGGCCGTCTGAATGAATATCGACGAGCAGGCAATACATGACCTTCTGACGCGGCAGATTGATTTGATGCGTTTCGAGCGTTCCGTCGCCCGTGATGCGCTGCGGCAGTTGGAAAGGATGCAGGAGGAAGTTGAAGCGAATCTGCGTCGCCGTGAGTTGTCTGCATTAAACCGTCGGGATTTGGAAAGGCTGTTGTCCGAAATCGACGCGGTGCTGGCGCATTATTACGGCCTGATTGGCGGGATGGTGCAGGAGGCGCAAACCGAGGTAGTGGCAGACGAACATGAGTGGCTGTTGTGGTGGCTGGGCGGCTTGTCGGCGGCATATGTGCTTGATGGCGCGGTAAAGCCGTTGCCTGCCGCAAGGCTGGTTGATTTGTCCGCGCACGCACTGGTCGGCGGCCTGACCTTATCCGAGGCGGTAACGGCGCAACGGCGCGGGCTGTTTGACGTTTTGAAGCGCACGGTACGGCTGGCGGCGGCAGACGGGGCATCCTTTGACGATGTGGCCGATGTGTTCAAGCGGCAGGCCGCACAGCTTCGGACGCTGACGCGGACATGGGCGGGGAGCATCCAAGGGGCGGTGCATTACGCTTTCGGCAGCATCAACCCGCTGGTTAAAGGTTGGCGGCATGTGGCGGTGTTGGACGGCCATACAAGCGGTATGTGTACGGCGCGGCACGGGCTGGTGTGGGACAAGAAAAAACAGCCTGTCGATCATACCTATCCGTTCAGACGGCCTCCGCTGCATCCGAATTGCCGTTCGCGGCTGGCATTTGTGTTTGATTTGGCTGCGCTGTTTCACGGTATAACCGGGGAAGATTGGGTAAAAGGCCGCACGTTGCCGCAATTGCAGGAGCAGTTCGGCCACGGCATCGGACAGATGTTGCACGACGGCGAAATATCGCTGGCCGATGCGGTCAGGTCGGACGGGCTGGCATCGGTAACGCTGGCCGAACTAAAGCGTAAGTATAAGTAAGGGTGTTTTTTATTTTCGGCCGTTTTAATTTCCTTGAATCGCAGGAGGTTAAAACGGTTTTTTTGTTGCCCGCCGTATGGATATGCGGGGGGGCTTGCGG